GTCTTTGAACAGAGTTTTATGTCTCTGGAGATTGAGACTACCCGTGGTCTGGCAGCTCAAATTCTTCGTCACCGTTCTTTCACATATCAGGAATTTTCACAACGCTATGCTGATTCTTCCTTACTCGCAGAGGCGATCCCACTGCCAGAACTACGCCGTCAAGACACCAAGAATCGTCAAAATTCTATTGATGATATTGACCCATTTACGGTTCAGAAATACGAAATGCTGATGCAACAGCACTTCAATGCAGGTATGGACTTGTATCAGAAAATGCTTGCTGATGGCATTGCAAAGGAGTGTGCTAGGTTCGTTCTACCACTAGCCACGCCCACTAGAATCTACATGAGTGGTTCTTGCCGTTCCTGGATTCACTACATCCAATTGCGCTCTGCTAACGGCACACAGAAGGAGCATATGGACATTGCAAACGCCTGCAAAAAGATTTTTGTAGAGCAATTCCCCACCTGTGCAGAAGCACTAGAGTGGGTCTAAATAAAACTACACATTATTAATTACATGGCGACATATCCAGTTATTAACAAGACCACTGGTGAACAGAAAGAAGTTGTTCTCAGTGTAGATGAATGGGATCAGTGGAAGGATGAGAATCCTGACTGGCAGAGAGATTGGTCAGACCCATCAACTGCACCAGGATGTGGTGAGGTTGGAGAATGGAAAGACAAATTGAGGAAAAAATACCCAGGATGGAATGACGTAATCAACAAAGTAAACAAAACCCCTGGTTCCACAGTTAAAAACATTTAAAATGCCTAGAAAGAAAAGATCTAATGACCAACCTATTGGTGTTGGTTTGACCACCCGCCAAATGAAGCGGAAGAAACCTTTGAGTTCTGATTTCTTGGTTGATATTGAACCATTGACTGAAAATCAAAAGAAACTCTTTGATGCATATAAAGAGCAGAAGCACATCATTGCCTATGGTTGTGCTGGTACTGGTAAAACCTTTATCACACTCTTTAATGCTCTGAGAGAGGTTCTGGATGAGAGAACTCCCTACGAGAAAATCTATCTTGTACGTTCTCTTGTAGCAACCAGAGAGATTGGTTTCTTGCCTGGCACCTATGAGGACAAGGCAGATATCTACCAGATTCCTTATAAGAATATGGTAAAATATATGTTCCAGATGGCATCTGATGCTGACTTTGAGATGCTGTATGGTAATCTCAAGGCACAAGAGACCATCAAGTTCTGGTCAACTTCTTTTCTTCGTGGCACAACACTGGATAACTCTATTGTTATCGTAGACGAGTTCCAGAACTGCACCATGCACGAACTAGATTCGATTATCACCCGTATTGGTGAGAACTCCAAGATTATGTTCTGTGGTGATGCAACTCAATCTGACCTTAATAAGGCAAATGAACGTAATGGTATTGTAGACTTCATCAATATCTTGCGTAGTATGCCTTCTGTTGATATGATTGAATTTGGTATTAACGACATCATCCGCTCTGGATTGGTCAAAGAATATATCGTAGCAAAAACTGAAGCAGGTATGTAATGTTTAATCATGTAGATGTTGAACTCCCTAAACTTGATAGGGAGACTATTGATGGTGTGCGTTATTATAAGGTACCCGATGAAGAAGAATTTCTGAAACTGGTATCTATTACTTCTATCACCAGTCATTTTAATAAAGAGATTTTTATCAACTGGCGCAAGAAAGTTGGTAATGAAGAAGCAGATAGAATTACCAAGAGAGCAACCAGTCGTGGTACTGATATGCACACTCTGGTAGAGCATCATCTCAAGAATGAAGATTTACCAAAGGTTCAACCTATCTCTGACTTCTTGTTTAAGATATCTAAAGAGAAACTGAAAAACATAAATAATATACATGCCTTAGAAGGTTCCCTATATAGTAAACACTTGGGAATTGCGGGAACCGTAGATTGTATCGCTGAATATGACGGCGAACTAGCAATAATCGACTTTAAAACATCTGCAAAACCGAAACCACGAGAGTGGATCGAGCACTACTTCGTGCAGTGCATGGCATATGGTTGTATGCTGTACGAACTGACTGGCATATCAGTCAAAAAACTTGTTATCATTATGGCTTGTGAAAATGGAGAATGCGTCGTCTATGAAGAACGTGACAAATCAAAGTACATCAAACTGCTCAGTGAATACATTAGAAAGTTTGTTGGAGATAAGTTGGAACTCTATGGAACCAAATAAAGAACTAGAAAAAGTAATCGAAAGTAAGTTTCTTACTCCCTCCAAGTTTGCTCTAGAAATAGAGAAGATTGTGGCGGAAGATAAGATGAACTACATCGATGCTATCTGCTATTACTGCGAGATCAATGAACTTGAGGTAGACTCAATTACTAAGTTGATTTCCAAACCACTTAAAGAGAGATTGAAGTATGATGCTATCAGTCTCAACTTTATGAAAAAGACTTCGAGAGCAAAACTGCCTTTATGATAATGAGCCCCTTTGAAACTTATCAACATTATTTGTCGCTCAAAAATCATTTCACAAACCCCAAATACGACTTCTTCAAATACGGAGCAAAGACCCGTGCTAGTATGACTTCCTTTAACAAAAGGAAGGATAAATATTGGTTCGAGAAAACTTCTAGAAAGTACTCCGATGAAGAGGTCGTTGACTTTCTTGTATCAAACTTTGTTGCGTCGGATAACCCAGGAAATACATGGATTGGTTCAATCATAAACGACGGCGAGAGAACTTACGCCGACTGGAAGAAACGCAAGCAGAGTTCGACTTACTTGTTCAAAGAACAGTCGGAAGAATTACTATCGAACAAAAAATTAGACGATTTGTTCAAGTGTTCGAGCGGACATCCTCCAATTCTAAAAAGATTCCTTGGTGGAACCCTTTCCATCGAAAATCTAATAATCTATGATATAATATTTGAGTTCTCACAAAAGTTCGACAAGAAATTGCTGGACCCAGTGTGGGAAACCGTCAGTCTGAAGATTAAAAAATATAAACCATTCCTAAATATTAATGTAGCCAAATACAAAAAACTTTTGAGGGAAATTCTAGATGAGTAGTTTTTTTGACTCTGAAATTATACAAGATGAACTAAAAGAAATTAACGAGATCCAGGAGTTTCTGTACTCGACAGTTTTTACATTTGGTTCACTTAGTAGCGAAGAAAAAATTGACCACATCGATAAGATGACGGAACTTCTGGACAAACAGAAGATTATGTATACTCGGTTGTCGTTATCTGACGACCCCGAGGCAATCAAAATGAAGGAACAACTCAAGAAGTCTATTGCACTTATGGGTTTTCCTGCAGATACGGATATGAACACGATGTTCGATGCCATGCAGAAGACCATCAGTTCTTTGAAAACGTATCTTGACAAGTGATATTGTCTTCGTTATAATATCCAAGTAAATCCAAACAATCCAATTAATCCGAGGTAATCTAATGGGCTTTGCCGATCTTAAAAAGCAATCCAAACTGGGCTCCCTGACCGCCAAACTGGTCAAGGAAGTCGAAAAAATGAATAATAATGGTTCCACTTCAGGCGATGAGCGCGTGTGGAAGTTGGAATGTGATAAGAGTGGTAACGGTTATGCCGTTATCCGTTTCCTCCCTGCTCCTGATGGTGAGGATCTTCCCTTTGTCAAACTGTACTCCCACGCCTTCCAAGGTCCTGGTGGTTGGTACATCGAGAACTCTCTGACCACTCTGGGTCAGAAGGATCCTGTCTCTGAATACAACACGATGCTGTGGAACAACGGCACCGATGCTGGTAAAGAGACTGCGCGTAAGCAAAAGCGCAAACTGACCTATGTCTCCAACATCTATGTTGTGAAGGATCCTGCTAATCCCCAGAACGAAGGTAAGGTCATGCTGTACAAGTACGGCAAGAAAATCTTCGACAAACTCACTGCTGCTATGCAACCTGAGTTTGAGGATGAGGAAGCAATCGATCCGTTTGATTTCTGGCAGGGTGCCAACTTCAAACTGAAAGCAAAGAATGTCGCTGGTTATCGTAACTACGATTCCTCTGAGTTCGCCCGTCCTGATGCTCTGCTGGACGATGATGAAGAAATGGAATCCGTATGGAAGAAAGAGTATTCTCTCGCAGAACTCGTTGCCGCTGACCAGTTCAAAACTTATGACGAACTGAAACTGCGTCTTGATTATGTTCTTGGTAACAAGGGTACTCCTCGCCTGCAACAGGATGAGGACCTTGAGGATGAGAGCGAAGGTCGTGGTCCTGTCAAGGATCTGACTGACGACATCCGCAACGAACTGGAATCTCTCCCCACTTCACGTACTGTGACTGAGGAAGATGAAGACGATACCCTGTCGTACTTTGCTAAACTTGCTGAGTGATCAGAGAATCGTATTTCTTGTATTCTCTGTTTTAATCAGTTTAGTATCTACGTATTGAGAAGACCTCTGATAAGTCATTATGTCTCTCATATCGTTCAAGAACTGTTGTAAGTAACTAGGTTTCAGAAGGAAGATTGATCTTTTAGCATCATTCTTCCTTGTTTCGTAAATGTAGTTACTTACTCCAGTTGTTGGGTTTAAGTTAGCGGCAGAGTAGTCATCAGGATCGGGTATTTCAAATCCTTGATCAACTACTTTGCCTGCTGGTAGAATCAATCTACCTCTATTATCTTTTACTTCTGTGGTTTCAAAGTGATGAGTCGCATTTAAATCATTACCATAGATTCTTTCAGCATAATCATACAAATCTCTATCAGATAAAGGCCATTCATCTCTGACGTTTACGATACCAGCGGTGATGAGCACAACCCAGTCAAGTTGAGAGTTGCCATAGATTTCATCTGCTACTGTGTCTGGTCTAGCACCTTCTCTGATTTCATACTTATCAAACACAGTAAAAGTATTCTGTAAGTCCTCACGCAGTTTAACGCGACGGAACAGATTCTTTACTTCAATATACTCATCAGCAGAAGTTCTACTTGAGAGTGGTGATTGATATAATAAGTTTGGTAGTTCTCTGAAAAATCCCATTTTAGTATCCTACTCCTTCTGTGCCTTCGTAGTCTTCTGCATAAACTGGTGTTAGTTCTTGGAAGTTCAATGTCATAATCATTGATACAGGTGTTCCGTTATCATAGGTAGCATAAACACCATCACCAGTGTAATTAACCTGCATATTAGCTAGAGCACACAGTTTAAATCTATTCAGGAAGGGATGATTTTTTTCACCCGTCAGATATCTGATTTGGAAAATATCAGGTGTTTTGAGGAAAATACCACCTTTTGCTTTGGGTGCAGAATGTCGTTTGAATACTCTGATAATCTGTCTTATTGCCTCACCCTCTGGTTGTGATCTAGGAGTCATCTTGAATTGGAATGTAAAATTTCTCAAACCAGGACCAGTAAATAACAACTCCATGTTGGGGTTTATAATCGAACCATTGCTTCTTGCTAATAGCTGATTTATATCAATATTTCCACCAAATGCACCTATTGCTTGGTTAGCAAAATAGTTTGTTACCAAGTTATTACTTCTCTCTGCTCCAATAACACTATCTAAAACTCCTTGTATTCTTCCTGCTGCTTCAGTAAATCTACCACCTATCGCAGACTCTGCCACTCGTAGTCCTTGTTCTTGTAAGAAGTTTAGGTTTCCTGGACCATAGTTCTGAACATTATTGTCGCCTATCTGTGAAGGGATTGGTAGAGTTACTGTTCCTAATATATTCTTTGCTAGATTATCTTCAAATGATTGACCACTACCTACAACTCCCTCAGTTAGACCTTTTCTTTTATATTCAATAACACCAAATTGAATGTAGTCTTGATCAGCACCCATCGACGCTAATGGATATCTTAAATTTTTGGTTGATTTACCTTCAAATTTAGATGGATTATATTTTGGAAGTGGTAATTTATTTACTTCTTGGGACTCTTCATCTGCCGTCGCATTATATCCACCTGGTGGTTTTGGATCTTTCAGTTGTTCCGCCAGTTCTTGTTGATTATTGTATAAACTTCTATATTTGGCTACATCATTTCCAGTCGCAGTCAACCACTGGGTTCCATCCCATCTTTGATATACTTTAGTTCCATTTCTTCCTGTAGTTTTGACCCTGACCGTGTTGACAGGTCTAGTCTCATCTGCTTTTTGTTGTTCTAGTGCTATAGCTTCCTTTCTTGCGGTAACAGATTCCTCAGTATAGATAGGAATTCTTCTACCACGAGCATTTGTTCTATAACCTTTTATTACTCTTGCTGGTAACTCAGACATTATTGTCTACATTTTTAGTTATTTAGA